TATCCCGTGTAGCCAATAATGTCTCCACGGATTGCCATAGAACCATTAATAACTAAACGATATTCGGAAGCAGGACGGCCATCATATGGCCCTGTGTACCCTTCTCCAGCACGACGAGAGTACACCGAATAACGGTGACTCTCGGACAGGTAGTTGCCAGCATAAGCACCGCTGGCTATATCTGAACCGTAAGAAAGCTGATGAGTGTTATTGCCAGGACCAGCACTTGTGAAGTTCGCTCGATAGTTTAAGTCTTTTAAGAAATTTCCAGCATCTTGGCCATTGATATCAGTACCAGTGCTCAAACCAATAACGCTATGTTGCGTGCTGTTGAGATACAGATGGTCTGTTGCGCCAAGAGAAACAGTTCCCGTACTCGTTAATGCGCCAGTTGAGTTATACGACCCAGCTGTCACTGAACCCGTAACAGAAAGATTTCCTGTTATCGCCCCACCTGTGTTTTGGACAACGCCAGGTTTCGAGTCTGTTTGCCCTGGAACCCCTTCAAGCCACTGTTTAAGGTACGTCCAGTTGCCTTCATGCTCACTAGCAATAATTGCATTACCTGGACTGGCTACGTTTGGGTGATTAAAAGTTGCCATTAACGTAATCTCCTATGGAGGTATGTGAACGCCATTCCGTTCACTTCCCACGCTTCATCAACATTGGTTGGACCTTCTACCCTTATTTGAATAGCTTTAGCTGTCCCAACCGTGGGTAAACGTTCAATATTTGTTACATCAGTATTTGGTTCTGCCGACCAAAGGCTTGTACCCCAAACTCCTGTACCGCCAGTGGGGCCAGGACCAGAAGCCCAAGTTGCATTTGTCACTCCACCTGTTTGAACGCCAAATGGCATTTCTTTCTTAAACGTAGAAGTGTCATAATCAACATATAGCTTTGCGTTTAAGGCAACAGTGTTGTCTGAACTAACAATGAACCGCGGTTTACCCCAACGTTTCCTCACAACAGGATTTCTTCCGACAAGCCAGCTCGTCGTATAAGAAGAATCTATGTGTTGGCTTGTTGTACCATAAAAATCCGCTTGGAGATCTTGCTCGAGTAAAACAACTCGTCCAGTGTTAGCGTAACTATCGCACGCCGCCAACAAAGTTTGAGCATCATTAGGTGGAGCGAACGTCAACAAAGTGTTTGCATCAATGTCAGTCATTGTCCAAGCGCCTTGTTCCCCGATTGTGGGGTCAAAAATTAATACTCGACGCACAGGAGCGTTTACTCCCTTGCTGTCATCCCAATCAACTGAAACATATAAACGATTTTTGAACCACGCCAGCTGAGGGGGCTTATTGAATTTGATTCGCCCATCATCAATAGCTGGCTGCAGCTTTGAGAACATCCAAACAAATTGGCTACCGTTGTAATTCCAAATTCCTTGACGGTCATACCAAAAGAAAACACCGTATGGTGTTGACACAGGGGAAGACATTGAAACAGATCCAACGTCTTGGGTCAAAGGAACTAGCTGAAACGAATCAGAAGTGTGACCGTATAAAGCATGGACGCTATTGGTTTTGAATATGAGAAGCCTGTCAGAGAAAGGAAGCAAAGCCGAAATTTCGTCGCCGCGTTCCCCTACGTTGACATCGACGTAATCGTATTCTTGCCAAGCTTCTGGATCATCTAGCTTTGACCAGCGAACACGATTCGAATAAGCGGTTCCGCCTTCAGTGCTATGCCCAACCCACGCAAAGTTATTCCAATGACAAGTGTATTTAGCTATTGGGTAATTACCAGTTGACCCATTTAGGTTATTGGCAAGGTTGGAAGCAGTCGTTCCGTCGTAAACAAACGAAGAAGCAACTCCCGAGACTCCATAAAACTTGTTGTTTGTTGTTTGACCGTAAAGCCGATCACCGTTTCCAACGCTTACACCGTTAATCGTTGCGAAATCCCCAGGGGCAGACTCAGCAACAGTTGTTCCGTATGAACATATAACTCGTGCTGTGCCGCCATCGGGTGTGTATTGAGCTAAACCTGTAACTTTTTCTTGCAAAGCAGTTGCATTGCGCTTTTGAACACCTAAACGCATTTTGATGCCACCTCGAGGGTCGACATCAACGTTTAGCATGTCAGGACTTTCGGATGGAGAAAGATTGAATTGATCCGAACGCAAGTTCAGACCACCGCTAAAGTCTTGAAGCATTTCTAACTTATAACCAGACTTAGACTTAGCCATTCACTACTCCCAGCTGTACCGTAAACGGCCTGGAAGATAAGACTCTGCTATCCATCGAGAACTTCTGCGTCCATTCAAACGCAAAGGCTGAGGTGCAGGAGTGTCTAAATGACGGGCTCGAAGGTTGTCTAGCTCGGTAATGAACAAAGATTTGTAGGCATTAGCCATATCCAAATCTTCTTGTTGATCATAAGCTCGAGAAACTCCATAGTTCGCAATCAAAATATGGAATGGTTCTGGAAAGTCGCTAGGAGCCGTGCCGTCGGGAGAACCAAAACCAAACGCTGAAGGATTTTTGTATCCCCGAACATAAATAGTTTCCGCTCCAGAAGGTTTCGGGTACAAACGAACAGTGTCTGCCCAATAACTCCAGTAATAAGCGTCGCCGTTTCCAGCGGAATCAATTGGGTAGGACACATCTGCTGCGTCCCGTCCCAAGAAAGTAAGAACTATGTCGTCAGTTCGAAGCGCAGCTATTTCTCTTAAACCGTTAGTGACTGCATCAGGAGCTGCACCAATTACTGCTAAAGAATAATCTTGAACTCCGCCTGTTGTAGTGAAAGTTGTGCTGGCTTCATACCAAGGCCAACGTTTCTCGCTGTAAACGATTTGATCGTAGCCTTCTCCAAGGAAACGGTTAAGTGTGTCGTCATCAATATCTGAACTATCAATCTCGACAACACTTCTGATGTATGAGCGCATTTGCTCAATAAGCACATCTACTCCTTGATCATGTCAGAATGAAAAGTACACAAATCGGTTCCTGCGAGCGGTTTAGCTTTGCAAGCTGCACCGCTTTTAGTTGTGGCAAGACAAGGAGTCGCTGTAATTTCTTCTTCGCCTGCATAAGCAGGGACTTGAGCTACCTTTCGGCCAGCAACGTACTCAACGGTTAATCCTTGAGCATCATCTGATGGTTTTCCGTAAGGCCGAGCGTTTTGGCTGTATCCAACTTGAAGTGAGCGACTCATCTGTTTCCTAACTATTGGGGGGGCAGAAGCCGAAGCTTCTACCCCCCACCGTATAGCTAATTATCAGGTGACGCCCTCTAGGTAACCTTGACGGTCCCTATTTGAGCAAGTCAGCTGTCCATAGCAAAGGATCTGTGAGAACACAGCATCCTTGTCATTTGGCCGCACAAACGGAGTTGGCTTAAACCAGGTATCCGAGTGACGTACCAGTTGCAGGTACTTCGTGTTTAGCATGTAGACAACACCATCGGTGGTGGCTGCATCAAAGGTCCACGGAGCGCCTTTATACATGAGGTTCTGGAATCCTGCGTCCGCCATATCCGTATCGGTGTAGCGGATGTTGCTGGTTAACAGAGCCTCGTAGCTTTCATAGTCATCTGCTTTTGAGATGATTATGGTGGGCTGGTCATTGCCGACGCTTACGCTGTTGTAGCGTGTCGCCAGTTTCGCCAGAGTCAAAGCGCCAGTTGTGGTTGTCGCTTGCGACTTCCAGAACTCGTTGCCTGTTACTGACGGGTCAATTCCACCAAGGGCGTTAGCTGTAAGAGCGGAGTCGTTAACGATGTTTTCGAGTCCGTTCCAGTCAGTTGCTTTGGTGGTTCCATCACCGTGGAACATGGTGTTCATGTTCTCAATAATGGATTCTTGTGTCTGGAAGATTTTGCCTTCGAGGAGGTCAATGATTTGAGCCTCTCCGTTATTTTGGGCTTCTTCAAGACCGTTTATAGTTACAGTGGCAGCGTATTGACCCCAGCTGTATTCTGCAGCTGTAATGCCTGTTTGAGCCGTTACGTCAATAGTTTCTGTCCCTGCATATGATTTCGCAGTATCGTTCGCTTTATAGATGATCGGAACAACAATCTTTGCGCCGCCAGACACTGTTCTCATGGTTTGACCATTGGTCAACGCGTAGAAGAGTGGACGCGCACTGAAAATATTATCCGTCAACTTAGGAACGTAATTATTGAGAGTCGTAGTCAGAATCTCATCAAAACTGGTGTTACCAGCCATTTACATTCTCCTAAAAGGTTAAGTGCTTAGTTCTTGTTTTGCTCGTTCGAACGCTTCACGAACGCTTAACGGTGGAGAAGACATTGGAGATGGTTCGGTGCCCGCTTGGGTTGAACCCCCAGGGGTGACTACAGCTGCATCACGTTTTTTCTCAGTAATCTCTTGTTCAGCTTGCAATTTAGACAAAGCATCTTGAGTCTGATCAAAACGCCAGTGCTTAAAAGCAGCTTCGAGGTTCCCGATTCTGTGTTTAAGCGCATGGCCTAACAGCTCGTCAGTATCGAATTCTCCGTATTCCTCCTGTAAAGCATTCACTTCTCGTTCAAGGTCTAGTTTCCGTTGGACTGCTTCTTGCTGTTCAATCTTTTGTTCTAACGCTGCAATTCTTGCAATATTAGGATCGACTTCTTCCCAATCTTCCATACTGGATTCCGTTTGAATTGGATTGTCCACACCAAATGATTTGGAAAGAGCTTGAATTGTGCCTGCAGGATCTTCCTGCACAGCTGTCATCAAAGCTTCGGCTTGTCTTAGACGGTCACGTTCCTCAGCTACCGCTTGCGTTTTGCGGGTATAATCCGCTCCACGCTGATAGCCATTTTGAAGTTCTTCAAGGGTGACCTGCTGTTCTTCCCCGTCAATCTTGACGGTATATAAATCACCAGGTTCCTCTAAAACTTCTGTGGAAGCTTCGGGATTATCCACAGATTCTGTGGGTTCCATTTCAACTTCGTTTTCTTCGGGCACTAGCCCCTCCTAGGAGTCTTCAACAGTTGCTCCTATAAGAATATACCTATGTCCCACTATAGGGAGGGAAGTTCTACTCCCATTTGCCCTTGCAATTGCGCTAATAGCTCTGGAGGGATTCCTCCAGTAGGCGCAAATGCGCCTCCACCGCTTAAAGAAGCGTCTATTGCTGCGGGATCTGACGGCATTGGTGCTGCACCAGCAGATGCTGGAGGAGCAACCTGATCTTCAACTGCCATAGTTTGAGGATCTGGCTGCTGCACCAAGAATTTTTCGGGGTCTTTAATTCCGAAACCTTGCTCCAGCACATGAACTGCAAGCGCTTGGGGGTCGATAACCGTTCCCACAAGCGGAGCTATTGCGTTCATCAAGCTTACAGCTTGCTGTTTCCGAATTGTATCGTTCATTGGTTGAGTTGACCCAGCTTGAACGGAGAAATCGTATTCTCCCAAAATATCTTCTCTGGTGTATTCCAAAAACACATCGTCACCACCTGGGGTGCTGACTCGAGCCATTTCCGTACCAGTCATAAATTGTTGCATTAACTGGATTACTCGACGGGCACATCGGGAAATACAAATTTCGACGATGGCTAATTTATCGGCAGCGCGAGCATTCTGAGCATCAGCGATAATGCTTGCTTCTGTTGCTGTGCGCCGTATCTCAGGCATTGCTCCCCGAGCGTATTCTGAAATGCCCGAAACAGTGTTTATGTCTGCTTCGATTGTGTTCGAATAGTTGTATATCTCTGGGCTCACGGGGACTTGAGGCATTGGAACAACAACTTCTTGAAGCGGCCTGTTCTCGTCCACGACTGGGACAAGTCGACCATCTTCATCGGATTCCAAAGCTTCTCGGCCTTCTGGGCCGAACGAACGTTCGTGATAAAGATATTTTCTGGCATACCGTTTTCTGTCGTTCATTAGCTGGCTTCGAGTTTTGTCTAATTCCAGCTGCAGGCTTTCAATGCTTTCGAGATCTCCTATCGGGTAGAAGTGATCTGGAACGTCGTAGTTCCTAAGCATCACAAACGGTTGCCCATATGCGTATGGCATAGGGGTTGGGTCTACAAGAAATTCGTCTGCCCCGTCAGCATAAACAGCCAAAGTGTTAGACGTAATGTCGTAGTATTCCCATATAACTACTTGTTCGGGAAGATATTGGTCTTTGTTTTCGTATTGTGGATATGATTCTGGGGCGCTGCTGGGAGCTAAACGTTTACGAGCTGAAGGCTTGTAACGCTTATCGTTTTCTGCTTCATGCAGTGGCCTAAGAATTCTTTGAGCTATCCAAGTAGCATCATCTATGGAATTAGCAGATGGATCTACGAAAACGTCAAATGGGGATATCCGTTCGATAAACGGCTGATCTTCTACTACTCGAGCAATAGTTTGCGGAATGTTTGCCGCAATTTCTTCGTCGGTAAGTAAATCCCCTGCTAGATCAGGGTTTTCCATAGCAAACAGATCTGATTCCATTACAGCTTGCCCGAGCAGCTGTTCTCGTTCGCTTTCGGAAAGGCTTTGTTCTTGTTCTATAAATTTCCAACCAATTTTGACCCATCCGTGTCCAAAGATTAAAAAATCTTTGACGGCGTTTCGGAAAGGAGTACGAAAGTCGTGGTGTTTCCAAAGATAATTAACAACTGCTTCAACAAAATTTGCTGTAGGTGCATTTGCTGGATCGTTAGCTTGAACAACTATTTTAGGGTAGTTAACGGCAACGCTTGGTGCTATCACGTTAACTGTGGAAAACGCTAGATTTACTGCAATCAAATCTTGTTGATTTGAAGTTGTTGAAGGCCAATGTTTTCCTCGATAGAGGTCAATTAGCCGTCGCCATAAATCTTCGTATCCTTCTTGGGTTCGCCAATTCTGGCATTGCCCAATTTTTTCTATGTAGTCTTCAAGTTTTTCTTGGCGGGAACGACGGGCCATGTCAGAACTGTGCTTTCTCAGGCAGTTTTTCTATATTTCTACCAGATTGTCGATACTCGGCAACAACCTTGTTTTCACGTTCGCGTTTCGTTAACCCTTGCTCATCTCGAGGAAGGATCGACTGAAAGCCTTGGCCTGTCGAAACTGTAATCGACTTTAGGCGAAGCCTACGTTCGTAGAGTTCTTGAAGTTCCTGAAAAGGAACTTGCCCACGTCGTTTAAGAACGTATTCAGTGAACTCTTCAAAGCTGGCCCCATCTGGGAGGACAGCCATGCTTTAACCAGCGTTGTGACCGCGTAGATTAGGCTGCGTGCCAGGTTCTACTTTGCCAGTGGTTCCATGCTGATTTTTGGGAGTTTGTCGAATGCTGGTTTCACCGTAACCACCAGTTTGGTTAGCGTATTTGCCTGCATCCATGCGTTGTTTAGGAGACTGTCCGCCTCCTGGTTCCCAAATTGGGTTGGCCGATACTGACGACCCACGCTCCATTTTCCCATTTTTGCCCTTTGCCCCGTCGACAGTGCCGCCAGGAGTATGAGCGATATTTCGTGCCATTACAGCCCTTCCTTATAGAACATGCTCTATAGATTGTTTACCGTGTCCCACGGATAGTATTTGTCCCGATTGTAGCGGTAGAACTATCTTGGATGTTGCTGCCCCCTAATCGAGCAAACCAATTCCAAGTCCAGTAATCGTTTACTTCTGTCACGTATTCTGGTTCATGGGCATATTTACGCATTTGATTAGCTAAAGCTAAAGCCATGACTCTGTCATCGTAAGGAGAACCCGACATTGAACCTCGATCGTTTTTTACATAGGTTCGAAGTTCTGCCACAGTGTGACGGTCATTAATCATTAGTTCTTGATTGCGTAATGCAGAACCCAAATCGTCTATTAAAAGCGGTTTCGAAGTTCGAGTTGTCTTCCAACCGTATTCTTGGCTGATTCTATTGTTTACGTTGTTTAGTTGACGTTTTCTAAAAAGCGTTGGATATCCGAGGTGTCTCAGCTCAGTAATTGTTGTTAACCCGTGGTTATTGGACTCGACGCAAGACAGTGCAGAATTATACCAGAGCCCAACTGAATAAACCTCTTCAGCTAAAAGATCGGGAGCAATATGTCCATGCCATATTGCCGCTTGGTTTCCTGTCCCTACGTTAATAACTTGAATAACGCTGTAGTCGCCGTGCCCTAAACCTTCAGCTGTGTCGACACCCATAACGTAAGCATTGTTTGTTTGAGGCTGTTCCCATACTTCGAAACTCATACTCTGAACTCCACTTGCTTACCGCTTCGCCACATATAGCCCTGCTCTCCGTAAGACACATGCTTTGCCATTTCTTCAAGAATGTCTAAATCAAACACAGGGTTACCCGACTTAACAAACGCCTCTTCGGGCGTTGTCGGGTATTCCTGTGCCAGCTGCCACGGCAGCATCGATTCAATTTTTTCTTGATACCAAGAATCGCCTCTGTCTTCAGTCGCAGACCACGGATAGAACATAGGCTCAAACTTGTTTGACCCCGTTGAAGCCCCAACCCACAAATGGTGAAAAAAGTTGCCTGAACCGTTAGCCGTACTTAGGCCAATGATCCGCCCTCCCACGTCCGCCACGGGTTCAATACTCGCCCAGGCCTCTTCAGGGTTGGGGAGAAAGGCCCATTCGTCAACGACAATAAGTGTGGCCGATTCGCCACGGGCAGGATCCGACGCCGACGGCATTGATGTAATCTGCGATCCGTTATCGAAACCCATTCGCTGTTGGTGTTCCACCAAGGACTTAGGTCCACGTTCTACCATCCATTTCGGTAAGTGTTGAAACCCGTACTTACTCTTTCGAAGTAACAATACGGATTCCCTCTCAGTTCGAGAGAGATCAATAATGTTCTGGTCTGGATGAAAAAACGCCAGCCAGAACTGGTGAGCAGCCACCAAGGTGCTCCACCCAATTTGTCGCGCTTTTAACGTAAGCGAATATCTATTTGCTGCCCAGTGTTCGATAGCTTCTTCCTGAGCTTGACGTAAAGCAAAAAGAATACGCCCGTGAGCAGGGTGAGCAATGTGCCAATAGTTCTGTAAAAAATAGCTCTCATCTCTAACACATTTCCGCCATTCAGCTTCCCGACGTAATTCGGCTAATCTTGAACTCATGCTCACCAACCATTATTGGTACGTCCCAGAGGCGCTAACCCCACAGCAGTGCGACGAGATCCAACACTTAGCTGCGGAAAAAACTGTAGTCGAAGGGATTCATTTCGGGGCGGAAGTAGACCATCGGAGATCTCAGATTTCTTGGATCTACGATAAAGAACCCAACGAGCTAGTCGGCGCTTGGATCCGTCAAGCAAACAAAGAAGCAGGCTGGTACTACGACCTACAAATACCAGAGGCACTTCAATACACCAGATACCAAACTGGTCAATTTTACGACTGGCATATTGACGGAAACCAAGATCAATACGCCGCCCGAAAGCTGGTCGCCCAGGCACCCAACCCAATTCCGTTAAACGTAACACCATTCCCCGAATTCCAAGGCACCGTCAGAAAACTCTCCGCTACCGTCAACCTCTCCGACCCCACAACCTACGAAGGCGGAGAACTTCAACTTCGATGCTATGACCAAATGCATATTTTTAACGAAGCCCCTCGAGGTTCCCTCGTTGTCTTTCCAAGTTACATAGAACATCAAGTCACACCAATCACATCTGGTGAACGTCACAGCGCAGTTATGTGGTTTAACGGATATCCCCTACGCTAACAACTCATATCTTTCCGCAACTGCTCCCACACAGACCACTGTTGCTCAGTCCACGTATGGTCAATCGCACTCATTAACTGCGAACACTGAGGCCCATAACCAGGAACGAAATCAGTCCGCACTATAGGTGCAGGCTCTGAATCATCCCCAGACCAAAGCATCGTCACACCACTAATCGCAGCAATCAACGCAACCACAGCAGCCGTAATAGCCTTAATGATTTTTTTAACAGCTTCAGACCAAACATCAGCTTTTTCAGCAACATCTTCTATAGACAAAACGCCCCCTTATTGACAAGATTCACACACCTCAACATCATCTAACCCACACTCCAACGGCTCATCATCCAAAAACGGATCAATTAACAAATCAGGCCGCTCCCCCATTTCCTCGAGCTGCATCCACATACCGTCATCCCGTAAATCCTGCAACTCAGTCACCCTGCAACTCCACCATCAGCTGCTCCAACTCAGCCGCAAGCTCCGCATCCGACATACCAGACGCATCACGCTCATCATCAACCACAACACGCCGCTTCGGCGTGAACTTATCTATGTACTGCAAATACAACGTCGCAGCCTTAACATCCCCATCAGCCGCCTGTTTAAAAAGCGCATCTACAACAGCCTGTGTTCGCTCAGGGTGAACATTTAGTTCAGCTGCCCTACGGTCCCACTCACGAATAAAACGAGAATCAGCCTTCCAACGACGAACAGTACGCTCATTCACACCATTCTCGACAGCCCACTCCTTCTGAGTGGCAGGCTCACGAACCTCCGACAACAACCAATCCAAAAACTCAGACCAATCAGACGGCATTACCTTCTCACCCGAATCAGGGTCAGTCGTCCAACCACGTCCACCACCATTCTGCGGCATCACTACCTCCTACAAAAAGAAACGAATGTCCCAAACCCAAATGGGACACCAACTACTATATATAGAAGAGGGGGGGAGAGGAGAACTGCCCCCAGCAGTTCTCCTCTCCCCCCACCCGCCCCTCATTGTATTGCCTATGCAAGAATACGCAAGGAAATACATGAAGGAAAAGAAGGCGAAACGAAAACTTTCCCCGCAACGGGAATTGATATCTATACATATACGCGGGAACCTGGCCTAGGGGGGGCCTGTGTACCCCCGTCTGCGTTTGCGTGCGTCGAGCTGCCGCTGTCAAGCTGTTCGCTGTTCCCGAACGTTTGTTCGATTGTCCAGGCGTCCGCGTTTACGCGCATCCGCGGGCCCGCGTGGCGTAGTGATTGGCATCGTTCCGATAGTCGTTTCGTTATTGGTGCGCGGACGTATGCGGTAGGCGCGTAACCCATCTTCTCTATGTTTCGTTAATAGCTCTTGACAAGTTTGCGCAAATAATGGTTAAATGGTTCTACGCGCCAATCCAACGGAAGCGCTACGGTTTCTAGAATGATTCTAGATCCGTGTACCTTGAAAACTGAATAACGCTAGAAGACTACGAAGAACGCTTTTGGCGTTATTCGGTTCTCACTAACTAACAGGGAGAATGCTATGTCGAAAGATATAGAGTCTGAAATGCAAGAAGCCGAACCTACCGCGGGTGATATTGCGATAGGCGAAGTAGTAGCGCTGAATGCGGATCGTTTAGCGATTGGCAAAACCGCTAGCGATAAGGCGTGGGAATTTGCAAACAAAGTATTTGACGCTTTTACCGAATTCGGAAAGACAAAGAGCGCTTTTGCAAAAGTTGACAAGAAACGTCCGTTTCATGCGCAACTAGTTCTAGCCAGTGCACCTAATGGCGCTTTAAATGAATGGCCATCAGATAGCAGTAAGGCCGCTTCTACTGTCCAATATTGTCAAAAGCTAATTAGGGCCGCGGCGCTTATGGCGCCCGATTCTATGGCAGAATTTCGTAGTGAAATTCTGTTATCGGAAGCGATAACAATGTCTAGCTTTTGTACTAAGGCGAAAGATGCGGATACCGTTCGCAACCTAATTACAAGTAGGCATAACGCTAGTGATTGGCGAGAAGATGGGGCCGCTAATGCTTCGGCGATTAAGACGGCCGCTAGGGAAACTCTAGGGCTGTCTAATCCTAGACCGCCTAGCGGTAACGACAGCGGTAACGGTAACGATGACGGTAACGATGACGATTCGGAAGAATCTGTTGAACTGTCGAACATTGCCATTCTTAACGAAGCGGCAATACTGCTTACTATGTACAACGGTTTAACCCAATCCGAAAACGTGAAACTTTCGGACGATGTAACCGAAGCTATTGCGAACCTAACTGGTGTCGTGTTGGCGAACATTTCAGACATACCAGAATTCTTAGACCAATCCGAACTTACGGAAATGGCCGAAGAACTAACCGAATAAACAAACACGAGAGTGCCACCCGAAAGGGTGGCATTTTCGCGTTCCTTTATTTTTGGTGATTAGTCGTCGAGACTAATTTCCTTTTTTTAGGTTCGAATTTCTAGAATCGTTCTAGATGTGATGAAGGAGGTAAATGGGATGGATGACGGAATTTGGTTGTGTTCTGTCTGGATTGTCTGTTGTGTCGCTAGTTGGGGAATAACTGAGCTTTGTATCTGGTTTTCTCAGCTCATGCGATGGAGAAGAGAAACCAGGCCGAGAGGTCCAGCCTATTGGGATGCGATGTTGCAAAATGAAAGGAGCAGTGATGGCCACTGTTAAGGAAGAGATCGAGGCCATGATGAGATGGCATGCGATGACTGATGCTGAAGTGTCAGCGTTGCGGGATGTCTATCTGTCGAAGGTTAGAACTTTGGAAGGAATTCTGAAGGGTAGGGAGAAAGGATGACTGAAACGTTTACTAGATGGACGTTGGGTGGCGAGTTGGTGCCCGACGAACGGTCACCTAACTATGAGCAGGAGATGCGTGATTGGAACGCCTGCCAGATATGTGATGAGGTCACTTCTACGGGAGATCGAGTGTATGAGTGGATTCCTGAGGAGTCTAGGTCTGTTCGGATGTGTTCGCCTTGTTGGCGTACATGGCGAGATGGACGGTTAAACATGGATCGGTTATTGGATAACGCTCTGATTGTTGTGGCGTTACTGAATGGAAAGGAAAGACAATGACTGAGAATGAGGTAAACGAGATGATGGGCTCTTGGCCTGTCGGTGCCACGGTCAAGAAGACTCGCGGCATGACTGCTGAAGAAGCAGAACGAGCTGGATGGGAGCACCCTGTCGATTGGATGGATGTGACGGTCATCGAGTTTGAGGATGGTGGCATTATGTATCCTTCGCGTGATGGTGAGGGTAATGGTGGTGGCGTTCTTTTCGGAGAGTGCCCGCAGCTGCCAGGGAGCAGCCTGTCCTTCTATCCTGTCCGTGGGGACGCTAACGTCTAGAACCATTCTAGAAGTTAAGGCGTACTTGACAACACCACTAAAACTAAGGTAGTTTTTTAATGGCGAAAGGGAGAGATGCCAAACTATTGTTTCGTAACCACAAAAACCACAATCTCCACTGACGAAATCGAAGCTGACACTCTAGATGCAGCAATCGAGCAGTACTTAGATGATGGAGTGCAGGACCCAGACCCAATGGTCGAAACGAAGGTCGCTGCAATAGTGGAAGGTAGTGATCTCAGAATTGAGATCACAGACATATAGGTTTCCATCGGATGATGGGATAAGAATGCCTCACGAAGGGAGAACCAGATGGGGTATCACATTTATCTGGTAGGCAGCAACGCTGTCATACCAGCCAAACACATAAAGAAAGCTGAGAATGCTCTTCGAGCGCTCAATTTCGATAACACCCTGAAATGGGCAGGAAGGTATGGGGGAGACAGCAAGTTTGAGGAGCTTAAGTGTTCAGGGGAGCCTCATGAAGACACTTGGTTTAGCTGGATGCCGTGGAACTACCACGACAAATCTGTTTGCCCAGACCTAGAGTCCATTATTGAGATGATTGGCTTTGAGCCCAAAATCCATGATGGCACTAAGGAATGCTGCCATTGGCACTACCAAGAGGATCTATGGCCTGAAACCGAAGATGGCAAACAACCGAAACCCAAAACCTGTTTCTACGGGAAGGGCACTTTGTCTTTCAATCACTTCGAAGGCAAGATTGGCTCTGAATATCTGTTCTTTCGCGTTGCTTTAGCTCCTTACATCGAGGCCACTGACCCCAAGAAACTCCCCTACATGGAATGGCGAGGCGAAGATGACGCTCACTGGCGTTGGATCTTCAAGAATAAGAAGCTCTACAGCCAAGAGGCCAAAGTGGTCTGGGATGAGGCGTTAGCAGACCACGACTAGATCTCCTTCAACTGTGAAGGGGTAAAACAGGAGGAAAGGTATGGACCCTCCTTCTAGGCAGGAATTCATTCAATCAGTCAGAGATGTCATGGAAGCTGCTGATGTTGTTAGTCGATCTGCCGCTGCTTTCCGAGAGAAAGCGGCCGCTTTGATTATCGATGTGGCTTTCGGACGGGTCGATGTGCCCAACGCTGATTGGTTTGATGAAGACCGTGCATAGCTAAGGGCTCCTCGGTCTAGAACGATTCTAGATCGAGTGGCCCGAAGGTGTGCATGAGTACACCAATTACAATTGAATAGGAGAATACCAATGGTAAGAACCTTCGAAGTAGGTGAATACCCTGCAATGGGTACCGCTGACCGAGAAACCTCTACCAACGTGGTGGATGCCGCCCTCGACGCAGATGCTTTGTTTGAGGTGAAGACCGAACCACTTTCCCTACCCAGTGGAAAAATTCCATTGATTAAATCAGGGAAGTATAAGGATCAGCCTAAGCGAAACATTCTTTACAGGGAGTCTAGGGGAGGCGATGACGAAGATGTGTTCCTGAATGTGGTTCACCCTTCTCATCCGACCTCTAACTATAAGCAGCTCTGTGAAACTGCTGAGGCTTTATTTCCAGGCACATGCACTGGATTCAAATGTCTTGATGAGGGCAGAAGGATCATCTTTACTCAACAGATAGGAGAAGAAGTTGATCTAGGAGATGGGGATTTCATTGCCCCTAATCTGATGTGGGCTGCATCACTAGACTCGAGCTTTCCTTCATTGGGGATGCATTACCTTCATAGGTTGTGGTGCATGAACCAAGAACGCATTGCTGATGTGATGTTTAAGGTGAAGCGTACCACTCGGCATGATCAGATCTTGTTGGAGCGGTCCACGATTCTGGCTCAATCCATGAATGTCTTGCAGCACTTCATTAAGCATGCCACGTTTCTGAGGCAGATTAAGGTGTCGAATTCTGAGTTTGAGAGAATGCTAGCTAGCGTTGTCCCGAAACCAGAAGAACGTTTCAACGATGAGGGAGATCTGATTCCCAACACTCGAGCCATTAATGCATGGGAGAAGAAGCGTTCTGCAATTCGGTACTACTACAAGGAAGAGCAGGATGGTCCCGCACCTGGCACTGCTTGGGCAGTGTGGAACGCTGTCCAATCAGCAGAGAGTCATGAGCTGACTAAATCTGCTGATCCTGAGAAGCAGATAATTAAGCAGGTTGATCAGTTGCGGAGTCTTGATTATCCGATAACCAATGCATTCCACGACAAGTTAATACACCTTGACAACATAAGGTACGATGCTTTAGTCTAGAACGATTCTAGAGAAGGGAGAGAGCGTTATGCTCACAGTAATAACCGAACCACGGTTAACGGGGGATCGAAAGGTTTCACCTCTAATCGGCAAGAAGGGGAAGGGGGAGAATGAGGGAACAGTTCGAGTTAAGAATAGTTTCGGATTGCCCGCTATCAAATCTTGCTATGGGTCAACTGAATGGTGCGAAGAAATCTGTTATGCGTTGGCGTTACAGAAAGCATGGAAAACAGTTGACAATTTCTTGGCAGGGAACTGGCAGGCAGTAGAGCCGCATCTAACTGATGCTGATGCTTTAACTGATCTTTTAGCTCCTCTAGTCGAGGAAGTAATCCGCCAGTACGTTAAGCGAGAGATCCCACCAGAAGAGTGGGTGTTTCGTTGGTTCTGGAATGGCGATCTGCCTACTGAGCAGTTCGCTACGGCAATCAGACGCATAGCAGTACGCTACCCAGAAGTTCAGTTCTGGATGTATACCCGTTCGTTTTCGTTCGTTCACAGACTGAAGGGACCAGACAACCTAGCGGTATACCTATCAATCGATCCTGACAACGTGAAAGCAGCAGTCAAGACTGAGCGGAAGCACCCGTGGGTGCATCTCGCCTTCTGTGCTGACACTTGGGAAGACACTGAGGAGTTAGCTGCTGCATTCCCGCATCGACGCAAGGGCCCCAAATGCCCTGAGCTAACAGGCAAGGTTCCACTGGTTGTGTGGGGTGAAGATCGTTTAGGCCGTGGTGCTTGTGTTGAGTGTGGCATGTGCATCAAGGGGGTCAACAACGTCCGCTTCGCATCGAAAGGACATAAATGAAATTAGGGAGTTTTTGTTCAGGATATGGGGGCTTGGACCTAGCAGTCGAGTTGTTCTACAACGCTGAAACTGTTTGGTGGAGCGACATAGACAAAGCATCGCAACAAGTAATGGCGACCAGGTTCCCCACAGCCAAGCCTGTAGGGGATCTAACCAAGCTAAACCCCCATGATTTGGAACCAGTTGACATCGTAGCTGCAGGATTTCCCTGTCAGCCTTTCAGCACAGCTGGGTTAAGGAAAGGAAATGATGACGAAAGAGCAATCTTTCAGTGGATCGGAGATGCCTGCAGCATCCTTCGACCAGAACGAATTGTGTTGGAAAACGTTCAAGGAATCCTTACTAAAGGAGGACCCAGCGTTATTGCAACGCTTACCTCAATGGGGTACGACTGTAGGTGGGGCCTTGTTCGAGCATCAGACGCATACGCACCTCATCGCCGTGCGCGATGGATCTGTGTTGCCTACTCTGCCGACACCGACAGCGCAAGCAGCAAAGCATGGGGCGACCCCAGACGTGACAGCGAACGCCTTCGGGAAAAACTTGTGGGACATCCCACACTTGCTGCCAACTCCAGTCGTAAACGACATGGGGGACGACAAGACAGTGGAGTGGTGGGAAAACTGGATAGCAGAACAGAAAGCGAAAGGTCGGAACGGGAACGGTCACGGGAAGAGTCTGAGCATCGAAATGCGCCTACTTCCAACCCCGACCTCGAGAGATCACAAAGACACAGGGAACATGGATTACGAGCGGAAAGCGAAGAAAAGGATCTTGCCTGGGGTGATTATCTCGGAGCTATTCGAAGATGGGAAGCCGCAAGCGGACGAGTAGCACCTTCCCCTGTACTCAATGGAAAACTCTCTGAATACTTTGTTGAGTGGATGATGGGTCTGCCATTCGGATGGGTAACAGAAGTTCACGAGAAACGAACTCCTGCTTTACGGCTTCTTGGCAATGGCGTTGTCCCCCAACAAGCATTGCTTGGGCTTCAGTTGTTGGAGCCACACCAGTTCTGCTCTTGTCATTCGTTGCGATACTGCCCACACTCATGGGCTAAGGGGGTGAGCGATGAGCTACAACGACAACTTCACCATTAGATGGGAAAAACAAGATTTCACTAAGCACGGCACTATAGCAATGTATGCGATAGGCGAGTGCAGATGTGATGCATGCACCACTCGATGGTTTGCATGGAGCCCTGATAGGGCAACTAATAAACAGGCGCAAGTAATGCGCCAAATGACTGGCCAAGCCAAGATAAGGAAAAGATAAATGTCCGAACAATTCTGCGAGGAACATCAAGATTTAACTTTCTTTGATTCTGTAGTTGACTCAATCTCTTTGATGAGATCAGTAGCGACTGCACTTTTGTTGAATGCTGAAGACCTAGAGAAGAAACTGACACAGCTCGTACAAGGAAAATTCCCAGATGGGGGACTCGAAGAGATCCCCGAAGATGAGGGAACAGTTCTGACTGTCGTCCCCAATCTTGAGGGGGATCTTTCCTGAATGGTTAAAGGGCAAAAACCTAGTTGGTTGCCAGTTTGTAATGGCGTCTGTGACGGGGTTCGCAAAAACCGTTGTGAAGAATGTTGGAAGTACTACAGAAAACATGCTGCGGGGGGACATGCTTCGCGTGGTCCCCGCTACTCGCCACAGCCAACTCTCATAGAACAAATCCGTCTTAATCCTCATTTGGATTGGACTGAATCACAGAAAGATATGGCAGGAATCGAGTGACTACTGATTACAAAATAAAACCCCACATAGCGTATTTAGGTGCGGGGTTAAAGGTTGGCGGCTACGCCGTCATCCAAGGCGACAGATACAAACAGTTCTTTCGCACTAAAGAAGAAGCAGAAAAAGCAATTGCCAATTGGGAAGACAACGAAGGGAATAAGAATGAGTACTGAAGAAACGCACATTGAAGCTTTGAAACGAGCTGACAACAATGTGACTCGAATAGAGGCGTTAATGAAGTTTGCATTATGGCAACGGCGTCACGCTTTTTTGGATGCTGTCCACGAAACGGGTCCACGTAGTGTCGCTAGCGTTGCTAGGGAGATTAATCTTTCCCGAGTTCGAGGCCACGATTTAGTAACCCAAGCCCGTCGTGAGCGGCTACACAACGAGTCTCCCCCTTACTTGTCTTTCAGACCCAACGGGGTACCTACTTTGTTGGACACTCTTATAGATGAGATGGCTCGTTGAAGTGGATTATTTTGTGGCTGCTCATTGACGCTGGATCAGCTCGAGTTGACTACCCACCTCAACAAGAAGTGGTCCAGGCATCAGCCATATACCCGTGGGATCAAGTTCGCAGTCTGTCGATAGCTTGGTGCGAAAGTTACCATTTACCGACAGCTGTCAACTTTGAGAGTGACGATCATGGAGCTTGGCAGATATCTCGACCATATTGGGAAGAGATATTCCGAGGTCGCACCTGGGATAGACGCTATACAGCTGAAGGATCAGCTGCTATGGCGTGGCATATTTTCAGTTGGGGAGAGAAACGCTTTGGCGAGGGTTGGCGCTTGTGGACCTGTGGGAGGTACAAGTAAATGGCAATCGTGATACCAGACAAATGTTTACGATGTGACGAACCGTGGACTGAAGAGAATCCTCATGTTTCCAGAGGACTTCACCGATCTTGTTACGGCAAAGCATGGAACAAAAAGGAATTGAATTTGTATCCATCGACACGATACGCAGTCCCTTACGAGCCTCGTCAAGAGAACGTAGGAACAAAAATAGAGGTCAAATGTTTAACTCCTGCCTGTACAAGAACAGCTACACGCACGAAGGGGTGGGGAGAACAAACCTTCAGGTGTGATCGTTGCGTCTATGCCTACAGGGTAACTGGAGTCCATGATGAAACTTTATTACCCAGATACGACTACCAGTTACCACCCGAAGAACGGGTTCCTTATTGGCTTAACCCAAATAATCTGACTACTTTTCGGGGGAAAATTACTCCGTTTGTGTTACCTGGTGGTCCTGATGGTGATTGTTTGATTTGGCAAAAACAATTACACGGCAGCCCTGAACAGATGGCTCGAAGTCAGGTGTACGCAAAATGTCACTGGTACGGGAAACATGAACGAGTCCACAGAGTCGTTGCCTCTGTGACGTTTGGAATCCCTTTGGAAGAACTTTTAGTAGTGGATCATTTGTGCGAAGTGAAAGCGTGTGTAAACCCCGACCATTTGCATCCCTGCACCTTGTCTGAGAACACCGCTGGACGCATAAAAACAAAACGGTTGGAAAAGAAAATTATCCAACTTGAAGCTGAGGTCGAACGATTGACAGTCCTCTTAAATAAGAAGGCGGGCTAATCGACCTAGAGGGAAAAAATTTCAGTGTCCTTCCCCTGTGGGAAGGTAAGACAGTGAAGTATCCAACACTTCTGTTTATGTATTTCTATAATGGGGGTTCCACCCCCCTGAAGGGTGGAACCCCCCTAAATAATTGTGGGTCGCTCTCGTTTCTCTCCCTGCGAGGGCGACCCACTTAGGGGAGACAATGATTGAAATTAGATTACGGCAAAGCTGGATTAACACATTCCTCAATTGCCCTGAACAAGCACGACAAGAACGTTACGAATTAGTCGAACAAAAAGAATCATCAGATTTATTGCGCGGTAATGCAGTTCATGCCGCAATCGAATTTGCAGGCGGCTCGAGTAATCTCGTGAATCTTGAAGATCTTCACCAACTAGCAGAAGACTATGTGCATACTTACTCTTCGGAAGTTGAGGTTTGGCGTCACGACTACCACAAACTCTTAGACACGGTGATGGCGAACATCACCACATGGCACTCTGAGTTGTACGTTCCAGGTGCGACACGGGAAAAAGATCCGCTGCTTCCAGCTGTCAGCGTGGAAGAGCCTTTCGAGAAATCTTTAGGTGTTCGAGGTAACGTAAACTTAATCCTTACGGGCACAGCTGACTGGGTTGCGGAAGATGGTGTAATCTGGGATTGGAAAAATCCGAGTAGACCTTACGAGGAATGGGAGAAGAAGCGCTGGGATATTCAATCTCATGCATACTGTTATGCATTAGACAAGGAAGAGTTCAAACTATGTGTATTGGCTAATGGCCAACTGCAAATTATTAGTATTGACAGGCCGCAAGAATGGAAAGATGCGTTCGTTGAGTTGTGTTGGTCAATGGTTCCAACCATAATGTCGGACGCAGAAACATGGCCTCAAAATTGGTCTGGGTGGCATTGCTCACCCAAATGGTGTCCTGTCTGGCAGGCAGGCAAATGTCGAGGTAAACACCTCGGAGAAAATCCCTGGTAGGGAGAAAGGTAAGAAATGACTGACACAGCGAAAGTGACAGTTAGCTTCACACAGAAAATAAGTGAAGCTCCATATGAAACAGCGGACTACTCGCTTACTATTGAGCGCAGTTTTCCCGAATCGATGGGTGAGGAAGGCATTCGTGCAGAAGCTTCGGAGCTATTCACTCAAGTGCAAGCAGAAGTTATGAAACAATCAGGTCAGGAATGGGATTTATCTCCTGACGGGGTTGTGATGCGTCGCCTGAAAAGCGGCGTTTCCAGGGCTTCAGATAATAAAGCAAGCGCCCCCCAGGCGGCGGCTCCCAGTTCAGCGCCAGCTGAACCAGCAGGAGCCTTTGCCCAAGCAGCACCCGTAGCAGCGGCAGCGCCTGCACCCGCAGGTCCTACAGCTGGAGGCGGACGCATTTACAACCGAACCGAATTCTGCCGAGGGAAATCTTCTGAGCTTCAGCAGGCAGCCTTTAATCTGTTGGCTTTCCAGCCTGCAGCTTGGGCCGACAACGCAGGCGGCACCATCAAGGTGTACGAAGTGAAAGAAAGCGACGACTACTCGCCACAGATCAGCAAGAACGGCAAAGAAATGCCGAACTTCTCTGTATCGAAAGATGCTTTGGTTCACATCGGAGTGAACACGGCACGCGATGTCGGTATCTGGATCAAGCCAGCAGACTCCAACGTTCCATTGAAAGTATGGGATCAAGCAGGCGGACAAACCCAAGCCGATGCAATCGAATGGGATTGGGAATCACGTCGAGCAGAGCTACACCAAGGGGGATAAATGAAGGGCGATGGACCAGTCGCCCTCAGTTCTGAAGATGTCGACGCTCTTTTAGAGAGCGTCGACATCCCAGAAGGGGAGACTCAGTACAAATTTTTTCGGCCCACTTCCGCAGCTGTGGAAAGATGGGTCGAATATGCCAAAGGAAGCCACGATTGCTTCTACTTAGGCTTAACAGACATTGACCAAAAGATGAGGGGCGTATGGCCTAGCGATGTACTTGTCGTAACGGGTCGAGCCCACAGCGGCAAATCAGCTGTGCTGCTCTCATCAATAGCAAGAAACCTTTTAGAGGATCCTAACTTCTATGGAGTTATCTACACTCCAGACGAACCAGAAATATTAGTGATCTCTAAACTGTATGCGCTTCTCTACCAGCGAAATCTGGCTGAAGTAGAACAAGCGCTTCGTGTACAAGACGAAGCCATTATGAACGAGATCGAAGAAGCCAAACACGGGTTTCTTGATCGAGTCAAAATCTTTCCCAGCGCCATGTCTTTCTATGATATGTCCGAAGCCATGAGGGAATGCGAAGACTATTGGCAACAACGTCCACGCTTTGTCATGGTGGACTTTTTGGAACAACTTCCAGGCGCTTCAGGATATGAAGGTGTCTCAACGGTACTTAAAGGATTAAAGGACTGGGCAGAAACAGAAAATCTGCCAGTTGGTTTAATCCACCAATCAGGCAAAGGCTCCACTAGGGGTACTTCCAGAGGAATGGATGATGGGAAATTTAACGCTGACGAATACGCTATTTTGCAACTTAACGTTTTCCGAAGACGAGATGACCCAAAACTTTCAGAAGCAGAACGTCGAATACATTCCGTCACAGTTTCTCTCGACCTTTGCAAAAACAAGCGCCCTCCATGCCACGTCACACAGCCACCCATTGACTATTTCATGGACCCTCATTGTGGGCTTGTGCGAGAATATTTGCAGAGCGATATTCCCGAGGATGACCGATGGGTGCAATAAACGAAACCGTAGAACGGTTTGCTCAGCTCCACTTTGGTGGGCATCTAGCTGACGTAAGTTTTCGCGTAAGCCCTTTTCGTGAAGACGACAAAACTTATGCCACTTGCGAAGATCCCGTTTACACCCAAAGAATTTCGGAACATTTAGACGGTTCTGGAGAAGGAAAAACTCTTGGAGTTTACCCTCTCTGGAAAGTTAACGGGGTTTGGATGGTGAACTGGGTAGCAGTTGACCTAGACGAAGGCAAAACCTCTGATGTTCATGCAGACAACTTGCAGAAAATACTTTCTGCAAAAGGAATTCCTTCCTTTAAGGAGACTTCCAAAAGTAAGGGGTATCACGTCTGGGTGTATTTCGATCAACCCATAGCGGCTTCAATAGGGCGCAAAGGGATGATAGGGGCTTGTCGAGTAGTTGATGTCCCGATCAAAGAGGTATATCCGAAACAAGTTATTCTTCCCGAAGGGAAGATTGGGAACTGCTTACGGCTTCCTTACCCTCACAGCAGGAACACGGGAAGACATGAAGTTTTTATCCCAGATGTGCAACCTCCAACCTTTTACGATGCGGAAGCTTTTGTTGAAGCAGCGTGGAATAGTCGGGTGTCGTTGCCTGTGTTCAGAGAACTTGTTCGACTGTACGAAGCAACGCAACCTAAAGCGCCTCAGTACTCAGGAGGTGGCAGAAACGACGGAGAGTTCTACGGAACAGCCAGAAAAATTTGGGATCAAACTACTTTCGAAGACCGATCAGCTGCAATGTACGCATTTGCTGGGAGCCTATTGTGGCAAGGCTACTCAATTGATGCCACAATTGATTGGGTGAGAAAGCTTGATGATCGTTTAGGCAAATACGTTGACCGTGCCGAACGTGAAAAGTATTTACGAGATTTAGTGGAATCAGCGTCGACTCGAGTGGAACCGCGTGAAGAAACGTAGCTACAAGTTCACCGTACCTGGCCGACCTAAAGTAAAAGGTCGTCCTCGATTTTCAAAGAAAGGGTACGCTTACACTTCCGAAAGCACGAGAGCTTACGAAAAAGCTGTCGGGGAAGCGTACAAAGGCCCAAAGTTTGAAGGTCCAATTAAAGTAAGTGTGGTACTAAACGACAAACGAGCCCACATAACGATTACTGAAATGGATCGAGAGAAAAGCAAACTCCGAGGCGATACTACTAACTACCTTAAAGCCATCGAAGACGGATTGAATGGAATCGCATACGATGATGATATTCAGATTCACGAAATCGTAGGTAAAAAGACATGACCTTTACGGCTCCTCGCCCATTTTCTGATCGACCGTTTACTGAACGGTTCGAATCAATGGGTGATGAAGCTGAAGGAATGTTTGAACACTACAACGACAATTGGGCACGCCTTGGTCACAACAGACCCAAAAAACCTAGTGGTGACGATTTCAAATTACATAAGCTTGCACTGTCATTGCGTTACATGCCTGACTACATGCAAGAAACTCCCACTCGCCTTGTCGAAGTTCAGGGAATAGCGAGCAGGCCACTCAAAATAAAAATTGAGAAAATTGCAGCGCTCGAGCAATGGAACAATCTAGGAACACCCGTATGGTTTTGGGTGTGGTCAACTACACGCCAAACCTATGCGGAACTTCCTTGGCCTGACATGATGAAACTAATCAACAAAGAAGACGTTCAATTTGGGAAATACCCTGAGGGAAAAGCATACATATCCATAAGCTCTAAGCTTTTGCCTTGGGTCAGTGGATGAAGAAACTCAGGGAGAATGGGTAGAACAACTATTTGAAACCCTTAAAGGGTTCAAATTCCCTTCCCTCAAACCACAACGCCCTTGGGTTGAAGTTGTAACAAAGCGAAGCCAGACCAGAGGCTTAAATTTTGAAGGCGCTAATCGGCCTATCTACGGAGAGCATGTTCATCATGCTTGGCATCGACCGCTTCCAGAAAACATTTATGAAGCAACAATGTCAGCTGCGCCTAACCAGGCAATCCCTTTGTCCTACGACGAAAGAGAATCCCGCAGGGAAGATCTTGTCATAGCAGTTCAAGAAGTCTTTCTTTCTTTAACTGATGACGAACAATGGCTATACCAAATGCTTGTCGACTGGGGTTTAACCCTAAGATCATTAGCTCAACTAAGCGGTATCCCTAAAACTAGTTTGGCGCGAATACGCGACGAACTAGCACACAAACTGAGAGATGGGTTACTCAAACAAGAAGTAGTTCGAGATTACCTATCTAAGTCAAACCCTCATCATGAGAGTTGACGCAAGCTTCTAGAAAATCGCTAAGTCCTTGCAACCAGTGCAGCATTGCTCCCAATGCGACAATGTTGCCATCTTTAGCTTCACCCCAAGCGTTTAAAACTGAGTCCAGCTCGTCAGGGTTAAAAACGAAAAGAACAGCAAGATCTTCTCCGACCCATTGAGCGTGCGTCCCATCCTGAATGTCGAGTAAACCAATCGAATCTCGAATTGATTCTTCAACTTCGTCTTCAAGAGCAAGACCTTGAGCTGCCATAAAGTCAGCCCAGTCTTCTTCAAACGCTTCTTCTTCCACCTTTACCTGCCAAGACGCGCCTTTGCCAGCGTTTTCAAAGCGGCAATAGCTGCTGCAGCGAATGCCGTAGCAGCCGCTTTAAGACTTGATACATCAGTAACAACTACTACAGCAAGAGCAGACTCGACGCCCGTCCAAACTGAACGTTCAATCCAATCACTCCAAGAAAACTTTGTTTTCGCTGTTTCTTCAGTCACTTGTTGCCTTCCTAATATTTAACTGGTCTTCTGGCACGTTTACGGCTTTTCTTTGGTTTTGGATAAGCCGCTTTCTTAGGTGGTTTTTTCATTTACCAAACGGTCTTCCGCCATGTGCCTGATTGCCGAGTGGAGTGGATCGCAAATAAGCAGCATCACTTTTCGCTTTAGCAGCCATGTTCGCCATGTTGTCAACCGACGATGAGTCATATGGTTGTTCATCTGCGTTGCCGAAAGTGTCACCAAACGACCCGTACCCTTTTCCTTTAGCCATTCTGGTACCTCCTATAGATAGCTGACCGTGGCCCAGCTAGCTGAACAACACATCCCATGTATTGCCACCAACTATGCCATCAACTTTAAGAAACGAAGCATACTTAACTTGGAATAATTTCACTGCTCGTTTCGTGTTATACCCGTAAATACCGTCTATTGGTCCAGGTTCGTAGCCAAGATCCTTCAATCTTTGCTGAACGGCTCTCACAGCCTCCCCACGGCTTCTCTTACGTTTCGAAAGGGGGCTGGCAAGGACAACATTCTTTAAGCCTTCCAGATGGGCGCTCACGCCGTCCCAGTCAACTTTGGCTGGATCATCAATCTTTTCAGGCATCCCAGACTTCAACCAGTCATATAACCAGTTACCTGGACAGGTCGAATTACCGACATCTCGATGCCCTTTAACCCACAATTTGTTGTCATAACGATGCTGAATATCAGAAATAAGCCATTTGATAGACTTCAAAGCCGCTTCAGGGACCTCTACATCCCCCCAGCCCGTGAAACAAATCGACTCAGTACGAGAATTCCAACCCTTAGTAGCACCAGAAACGACACTAGGACCTCTCCCCGCATAGATAACCCCTTCTTCGTCAACTAACCAGTTGTAAGCAATAGCATTCCAACCTCGAGAATCCATGTGGAAACGCTCATACGCTTTAACAGCTGTCACGCCCTTAGGGGCGTTCTTTACACCACTGTGATGCAAGACAACACCTTTGACGCGCCACTTCTTTAATGGAGTGAACTTTCGTTTAGGTGGACGGGCTTCCCATCCAGCTCTAGAAATAATCGTGGGAGACATATACAAATCTTACTCCGATCCCACACTTTCGATGTCTCTAAAGTCCTGAATGTCCTTAGAGAACTCTTCTCGCATCTTATACAACTTGCTTCTCTGCGAAGCAGGATCATTAGTTCGCAATCCAAGCCCTAGGAACGTTGAGAAAAACGTTGTCAACCAACGATCCTGTTTATCTTTTTCTGAAGGCAACACCTTCCGAGATCTACCTAACACAGGCATAAACTGCTCAACCGCATAAGCGTAAGTATCTTTCATCGCCCACTGACCTTTGGAATTCTTTTTAGCTAAACCCAAAGAACCCAAAACAGGCATAGCAAAATTCCAGGTTGCTGGAACCTCTCCGTATCTCCCTGTCATCTTGATATCCGCAAATGTTTTCTTCAACGCCCACATCTCAATAGGCAACTTATAGAACGGCATAACGTTCTCAACTATCGCTCGAGGAGGAACAGTAGCGCTAGGGAAATCTTTCAAATACTTAGACAAATCCTTAAACGGAAGATCAGGAAGCGCATACATTCGATAGCCACCCGACGTGAATGGCAACCTAACGGCCATGTTCTCTCCAAAGTAATCAGGGACGAGCCCCTCCACTGGAGAGTGTATTTCCAATTCACCCTTAACTTGACTAATCCGATTCCAGGCAGCTGGGTTCTTGCCAATAGATTCAACTAGCACAGGCAAAATGTTTTTCTGCCAAGTCCAGAACGGCACAAACTGCTTGATTGCGACATCGCCTTTAGTTAAATCTGAATAATCAAAATGATATTTCCTGACCTTGAACCAAGCATCATCGAGACTCGAACCAGTCATCATCGCATGATGAGCCAAAGCACCACGCATCATAAACTCAGCGTCCGTGTTTACTGAACGCACAAACGCAAATGGCTTAAATTCTGCTCTGAAGGGATTCCAAGTTCCTCCGACCGTGCGGCCACGGAAACCGCGACCTGACCCAAACCCAGCGGAGTCCACAGTTGAAATAACTTCGGACGCAGCTTGCCCACCCTCGCCCAAACCAGCCTCAAACCATTGCTTAAACATTCTCATCTCATGATTGCTAACAGATTCTTTCAAACCTCTCAGCTTCACAGATTTTCCTGAACCAATGATTTCATCTAGCGCAGCGACTTCATCAATGCCCCGTTCGTCAGCAACCTTGCGGACCTGACGACGGATCTCACTAACTCTTCGGTGGTAAGACATGGGGACGCCATTGATTTGGTTGTTGACCCACATGCCACCGTACATATTTCTTAAAATGAAACCAGGTGTGCTAACAGCTTGAGCTTTCCACCAGTTCACAAAGCTTGCGTACCTGCGGCCAAACAACCGCATCGCCTGAACGTCTTGAGTTTTCGCTGCCGCTTGCATGGCGTCAACGAATAACTCCAACGAATCGTTATCTACAGAACCTGGAAGCGACAAACCGCTCAACAGGTTCCTAGATTTGCTACTGATGTTAGGCCGATTCAAAGCTCGTCCTAACTCAGTCATGTTCAACAAATAATCGTTAACAGCATCATCAAAGTAGAAACCAACTGATTTCAAACCTCGAGAACTGCGATCAGCGTTCAACAAATTAATTGCATCCAGCTGCGTTTCTGAAGCTTCTAGCCCTCTAGCCAAACCGCCAGGTGCAACAATGGCGTCAATGTCCGCCATTCCCTCCAAAATAATTCGTTGCTGCTCAATAATGTCGAACTGTAGTTCCATGATTTCTTGAGCAGTAGCAGTTTGCTTTGCCGTAATAGTTCCCAGCTTCGACTGAATCTCCGCTTGCAAAGGCAACAACTGGTCGCTTTCCAACCGTTCAAGTTGAGCTTTCAAAACAGCTTCCTGTTCCAAAAGCTCTTCGTATTTGATTCGAGCTTTCGACTTATTAATAGCGTTCGGAGAACCAAGCCCTTTAGCTATTTGCTCTTCTAACGCTGCTCGCTTTGCCGCTAATTCAGCAAGTTTTGCATCAAACTCAGCTCTAACTTTGGGAGACACTTCCCCAGCAGCACTCATGAACTGACTGATCTTGGTCTTAGCGGCATAACCCACTTCCAACTCAAGACGCTTTAACTGGTCAACTTGATCAACGTAATGCCTGAACAATGGGTCGCTATCTAAAAGCTCTTTCCACTGCACCCCAAACATATCCAACTGTTCAACAGTATGAACATCCGCTAGTTGAGACAAAGCTTCAGCTGCTTGAGCAGTCGGATCGTTATCCAATATGTTGCGAACAAGACGTTGATTAGTTTCTCTCAACCCCTCTTCCAACATGCGTAACTGCTCATCAAGCGAATTTAACGCCGCTTGCACATCACCGAACACCGCAGGATCACCAGCCTGAGCAATAACTGCTTTCAACGTTGACTGCAAACGACGAATGTCGCTGATCTCAGAACCCAAAACATGAACCCGTTCAGAAGCTTCCTCCAAAGCAGAAGTCGCCACTTCACGATTCTTTAACGCTTTCTTCAACGCAGGAGTAGGAGTCTTCAACTCCATACCCTTCAACAACTCTCTCGCAGCTGCACTCAGATTCGCAGCATTACCCGTTTCCAAAGCCGCAACAGCTTCCCCAACATCGTCCACCAATCCTTGTATTTCCGACATCTGTTCTATAACGCCAGCTTCTTCAACCTGACGAGAAACCTGAGACTTAACAGTCCCACCCCCAGTTTGCAATCTCGGAAAATCAGTCTCCCCTAACTGCTCAGTCATCTCAGCAGCAGAACCCCGCAAACCGAACTCGGCAGGAGTTTTCGTATAATTCTCAACATCTGCCGCATAACGAGTAGCTTGCCGACGAGCATCGTCAAGCTTGTCCCCAGTACGTTGCTGGGCTCGTTGAGCACGATGAATCGTATCCCAAATACCTTCACCCATTCGACGCTGAATGCGACCATTAACACCCTGGATGACAATCCCAGCGTCACGCATCCCGTCAACAACAGCTTGAGAACGAATATGTTTCGTCATCGTCCCCATATAACGAGCTATTCCTTGTCGAGCGTCATCGCTAAAGAAAGCTTTCCACCCATCATCCCCCATAGCTTCTTTACCCATATTCTCCATCTGAGTAAGAACGCTGCCAGCCTCATCAACATTACGCAAAGGCCCACCGAAATAACGATTAGAAACTTTCCTACCGTTATTTAACGTGATCTCCACGCCTTCATCTAACGCAAGCTCAAACGCTTCATCAATGTTATCGCCTTGCTGCAAACCCAAAGAATCAACAATATTTCGATCAGTTATCTCTCCCGCCTCACGCAACCGCCGCATACCAGCAGGAGTCGCATACTTTCGTGCTTTCAACGAGCTACCAGTAAGCCCCTCAGCTGCAGCAAAGTCAAAAACATCATCTTTAGAGTTCACATAACGAGAACCCTCAGCATTCAAATATCGAGCAACGTAATACTCATCCTTAATCAAAGGAAGCTGAGACAATGACAACTCAGTGTTGAAAGCGTCCCCAGCTTCCTGCCACCAACTTTGAGCATCAGCATGAACCGCAGCCCAAGCCTCATCATCGACAAACCTTGAATCAATCGCCCCAAGGAAAGCAGAATCAGCAGGCTCTTCCGCAGCTCTCATCAACACATCAAAATCGATGCCCTCTTTAGAAGCTTTCTTAGAAAGAGCACGCAACCCCATCATGCGCTGATTCTCCCAACGCATGCTTTTAACAGTTGCTTGATTAGTGATACGAGACAAATACAATCCAGCCTCAACTGCAGCAGGATCATCGGATCTAATCATCCGATTGATCTCCGCACGGCTCGACACAATATCTCCCAAACTTTGCCCAATCTTCGTTTTAGCCGCAGCGCCCATCATTTTCCCAGGCAAAGAAGCTACAAAAGCTACAGAAGCAGCCTTCCCTAACCCAGGAAGACGCAACAAAGGAATTTCTACTGCCATATTTGCAGCAACTTGCGCCGCTCGAGTAGCAGGACTACCAGAAGGAATCTTTGCAGCCTGCTTGTTCATCTTCCTTAACTGAGCCAACCGACCCGCAATTAACTTCCGAGCCTTAGGATTATTCAAATCGAAAAGACGTTCACCCTTAATCCAACGATAGCTGCCCCCAGGGCCGACATTTACCTGAGCTAACTGCTCCACACGCTTCGCATCAAGCCACTTCCCAACCTTTGAGTTAGGAGCAAGGCGACGCAAAGGACGCTCAATAATTCTACGACCCAACTTTCCTGTGCCAGGAATTGTAAAACGCATCCCAGGAGAAATCCCAATATCAGCCAAGCTATCCCCAGCTGACAACACTGACCTTGTCTTCCTGACCCTGTCAGCAGCAGCTGTAAGCTCCGCAGCTTTAGAAGTATTTGTCGTTGCCTTAGCGGCACCCTGCAAAGCTTTCACAACATCGTCAGCTTTGGCAGCGCGAGCCGCAAGGCCAGCTCCAGCCATATAAGTCAAAGGATCAAGAGCAATATCTAAACCCAAACCCACAACAAAATCTAAAGGACCTGGAAGATCGACATCCCAATCACGAAGGACTTCGCCCATCATGATGTTGTCGTTCATCTGATTCCACCATTCCCCTACGGAGAAACTGTTATCAGAATCAAATATGTCGCCTATCTCTTTAATGCCAGAAACAATCCCAGCGCGAGGCTTATCAATAAGCCGCAAGACATCTCCGAGGATAGGAACATCAAACCCATTCTTATCCTCACCAGCTTGAGAAGGCGAAGCAGCAAGATCTCCCAAAGGAAGTATCAAAGGCTCTTTCTGATTTACGAGTCCTTCAATAACAAAATCATGCGTTCTAGGTTTACGGCGTTTAGTGAACTGCCCTTGAGAAGGGTTAAACCCTAAATTAGCCATAAATTTAACCTCGAGGCATGGCGTTTTTATTTAAGATAGTTGCAATCTTTGACAACGCTTCGATCTGTTCCATTGATAAGAATTGTTCAACCCCTAGTTCAGCAGCAGACTCAGCTCCAATATCAAACAGCTGAGGAGCTTCTTGCTTATCATCAATTTGCCCCAACCGTTTCAACAACTGGTCAACAGTCAAATTCAGTGTTTGCCCGATCTGGTCATCAGTGTAAGGAACCAACGGCTGATCCCCGTCACCTGACGCTACCTCCATAGCATCACCCAACACTGTTTCCAGAATGCCCGCCAAAGACGCAGCTTCACCCATTCCAGGTGACAAACCATACAATTCTTGACCCAACGCATCAGCAAGCTGCGCTTTCTGCGTTGCTTGCGCCCGAGCTTTCGACTCTGCCGCAGCAGCATCTTCAACACTGATCTGACGTTGCAGAACAGCATCTTCAATAGCCATCAAAGAATCTTCATACTCATCCTGAGCATCAAACATAGCTTTCGCTGTCTCCGCATTTAACCGACGGATCTCAGCGTTAGCGCCCTGCAAAGCATCCGAAGCTACTTTGTCCCACGCCAATTGCCCTATAACAGACAACCTGTTAGCAAAATTAACTCCCGTATCAAATGTTCCCTGCAAGAACGCAGCCTCAGTTGCACCGACAGCATCAATCCAAGCATTAGGGTTCAAACCAAGTTCAGTAGCTTTAGCTTGAGCGGCACGAACCTGATCGGCATACAACGACTGCATACCGCCAACAGACTTTTCGTGCTGCGCCGCATAAAACGCTTCCATTGCCAAACGATCAGCGTTGGAACGAGCATGCTGCCCTTTCCAAGTATCCATGTCCGCAACAATTTCGTTGCCTCGACGCGTTTGTTCGTCTTGCCAAAATTTATTGCTTCTATCGAACTTAGCTTTATAATCTCCCTGACGATCCGCTGCCCAAGCATTGATAGTTGCCATCGGATCATAACCACCACCAACGTCAACTGATTCTCCCCCAGAACTAGTTTCCCAAGGAACCGTTCCTCCAGTCAACGCAGCTATCTCATCGGCTATTCCTAATCGAGCAGCCCAATCAAGAATATTTGAATCATATTGCTCATTAGTCGAAGGACCACCACCCGCTACATAGCCAGGAGCCTCCCAAGGAGCCCAACCAGGCTGATTCCGTTCCATGCCTTGCCGTTCAAGCATCCGAAGCATTTCATCTTCGGCTGCACGAGCACTGCGAGCTTGCATACCTTCTTGGAAAGACAACCCTTTGAGCGTTCTTTCAGCGTCACCAGATATAGCCGACTGTCTTGCATTTGCAATATCTTGCAAACGCGCATTCTCTGCTGCGCGATCAGCTTTCATCTTCTCACTGTGCAAAGATTCAGGAGCGTAATCACCTTCAATGAATTTGCCTATGTAAGGAGCAGCTTCTCCAAACGCGACCAAAGGAGCAGTCAAAGGATTAGTTGATAAAGCTTTACCAACACCACCTGACCACTCGTCCCACCAGTCACCAAGAATGCCAGCCACTTTAAACTCCTCTAATATTCGCAGAAGTTGCTACAGAGTTTAAGAAACTCTTCAAAGCATCTCGATCAACAAATCGTTGAGTATCTTGTTCTGCTACCAGCCCTTGCTGGAGTAACAAATCTTGCAACTTTCTGCTTGTTTGATTCGTCAAATCACCACGACTGCGTAACACTTCCCCAAGGAATTCGCCCATGCCAGTATCACGAACACCACTGTTCGTCATACCTCTACGCTGCATAGCATCTTCTATCGCAGAAATACCTTTATCTTGAGCCCTGTCGATACGACCCAAGCGACGCACATAATCTTGAGTAGCGCGATCGCCCTGTAACCCAAGCTTTGCCAGCAAATCCATCAGCTGCAAACGTTTATCAAACGCTGCCCCAGTACCAAACGATTTGGTACCTGGAAGCTCACCTATCGGAACGAACTCAGGAACATTAGTGTTCTCTGGAACAAACTCATCTTCCGAATTCTCAAATCCCAAATTAGGATTATTAGTGTTTGGAGCCATGTTCGACGCAGCTGTCGCCAAAGCCTGAGCTGGCGAACCCGTCAAAGCATTAATCACATCATTCAAATTTTGACCCGCAGCAGAAGACTTGTTAGACCAATCTCTTTGCTGCTTATCCAACAAAAATCCTAAAGGATTATGAGTCGCCCCCGCAATCCCCTGATTGAAATAATTGGCGTAACGAGAAGACTGATTAGACCAATCTTTGAACTTTCCAACAGGGTCAGAAACAGGTGGCGGAGGATCAAAACTATTCAAAGTATTGTTAATACTTTGATTTAACGCATTGGCAGCAGCTGAAGATTGATTCCCTTTAGCCACTCTGTCGTTATGCTGTATGTTGGCAATATTTTTTTGGCTTTGCCAAGTGTTGTATTCGTCTTGGAAATCAAGTTGTTCAGCCCCTGTAATTGCTTTTTGACGCGAGGGATTACTCATCGTCATTGTCACAGGCTTTACCTTATTTTTTGCCTTAGTACGGTTTGTCATATAAGGCTCAATTACAGAGTAAGACATTTAAGCTCCTATATTTACTCTTCTGTGGTCCCACAACAACAGTCGCAGGTGCATTGAGCGTCCTCGAGCTGGGCAATGTGAACTCGCATCAAAGCGATTTCCCATTCCAGCTTGCCACGCTCACTCAAAGAAGCAATAACTTCTTCAATACCTACGTCAGCGCTCATGCTGGATCAGATGCCTCAACATCTGGCGCACCTTCAGGAGGTGGAGGTCCTACAAGAGCATTAACCTCAGATTCGCTTAAACCAAGATCAAAAAGCTTTTGGCGACCAGAAGCAGCATCAGCACGTTTTTGTTGTTCTATTTCACCGTCTTGAACAGTTACTTTTTGTCGCTCATCAAAATCAGCATATTCTTCTTCGGTAAACTCACGAATAGTTTGCTCACCAGTTTCGCAATCAAAAATAGCTGCCATCATTGGCGGCTCTCTTAAACTCATAAT